CGGCAGACATCGATCAAGCTGTACGGCTACGACATCGACCACGGGATCATTCAAGCTGGCCTCGTCGCGAATCCAGAGCGCCCCGTGCAGGTCGCCAGCATCCAGACGCTATGGACCAGGGCCATGCGGCTCGAGCGCATGCCGCTACCGGCGGCTGACTTGTTGATCGTGGACGAAGCGCACCACTGCCCGGCCGAGACCTACAGGAAAATCGTCGCGGAATACCCGAACGCTGTGCTTCTCGGGATGACGGCAACACCGTGTCGAGGCGACGGCCGCGGACTCGGCGACATCTTTGACGTTATCGTTGAATGCCCGCAGGTCGCCGACTTGATCGCGCAAGGGCACCTCGTTCGGACGCGTGTCTATGCGCCGATCGATCCTGATCTGCGCGGCGTCGAGACCCGCAAAGGCGACTATGTCGAGAGTCAGCTTGCGGGCCGCATGGACCGGGACAATTTGGTCGGCGACATCGTCACGCAATGGCATCGGTACAGCGAGCGGCGCAAGACGGTCTGCTTCGCGGTCAACGTCGCTCACAGCATCCACATCCGCGATGAGTTCTTAAAGTCGAATGTGAAGGCCGAGCACGTCGACGGCGGCACGCCGAAGCCAGACCGCGACGCCGCACTCTCACGGCTGGCGTCCGGCGAGACCGAGCTAATCAGCAATTGCATGGTGCTGACGGAAGGTTGGGACATGCCAGCGGTCTCGTGCGGAATCCTCGCGCGACCGACCAAAAAAATGGGGCTCTATCGGCAGATGATCGGCCGCCTGCTTCGGCCGGCACTGGGTAAATGCAACGCGATCGTGCTCGACCACTCGGGCGCCGTCTTCCGGCACGGCTTCTGCGAGGATCCGGTGGAATGGACGCTCGACCCGGAGAAGCGCGCCGCAAGTCCGAAACATGCCGCGCGCCTCGCCGCCGGGCCCCGCTCGCGCCTCGTGGAATGTACGCAATGCGGCTCTGTGCGCACCGGAGGGGAGCCCTGCGACCATTGCGGATTCCTGCCGCAGCGGCCGCCGCAGGCGATCGTGTTCACCGATGGCGATCTCGGCCTTGTCGATCGGGCCCGGCGCACCGTTCACGCCACGAGCGACCCGGTGGAGCGCATGAGGTGGCAGGCGATGCTGACCCACATCGCCAATGAGCGCGGATACAAGCCCGGATGGGCCGCTCACAAGTTCAAGGAAAAGTTCGGACACTGGCCGCCGTCGCGCTTCGTTCAACCGATCGAACCGTCGCGCGAGGTTCTCTCGTGGGTTCGTTCCCGGAATATCGCCTTTGCCAAGGCAAGGCAGAAGGCGAGCGCAGCGTGAGCAAACCCCGCAGCAAGTGGAAAAACCGGCCCGACGGGAAAACCGTCCTCCGTAATAGCGTGGCGGAATTTTTCGCCTCGCGCCCGGTGGAGCTGCTGGCAAGCCCAGCCATGCGCGCTCTGTCGCGGACAGAGCACCTAGCGCTAATGCGGATCGAGATCGAGCTTCGGCAACACGCCGGCCGCTGCAATGGCGGTCTCATAGTCACCAAACCGCAATTCATCGAGTTCGGCGTCCATCCGCGCCTAGTGGCGCCCGCGCTGCGCGCGCTGGAAGCGCTTGCAATTGTAGTTATTCAGCACGGGCGCGGCGGCAATGCCGAACATCGCGCGCCCAATCGCTTCATGTTGAATTACCTGTGCGGGGCTATCGATGGCCACGAGATGGTAACAAACGGTTGGAAACGCTTCAAAACCTTAGAGGAAGCGGAGCAAGTGGCTATGGCTGCAAGGAATGAGAAAGACCCGCATAAGGTCGCTTATGGGCGCCGAAACGCCAGCAAAGAAACCATTTCCCAGGTGCACAAAGTGGCCCTGGCTTCAGGTGCACAAAGTGACCCTGAAAACGGAAAGTTTTCAGGTGCACAAAGTGGCCCTACAGGTCCAGGTGCACAAAGTGACCCTACTATTGATACTCTCGGGAGGGGGTGGGGCAGAGGGCGGGTGATTTCAGAAGAAGCCCGGGCACGCCACGAGCCCGAGCGATGGCGGGACCACGAGCCCGACGTCATCGACCTGCCTGCGTTCCTGCCGTTGCGCGCCGCGCAGTGCTGGCACAGGTGACGCCATGAGCCAGCGCGAGAGTGGTTACGAACGGAAGGCGCTCGACCAATACGAAACGCCGCCCTGGGTGACGCAGGCGTTGATCCCGCATCTGCCTGTACTCGGCGGCACGGTGTGGGAGCCGGCGGCCGGCAGCGGCAAGATGGTTGCGGCTCTGCGACAGGCGGGCTTCGACGTGCTCGGCACCGACATTGCTACCGGGACAGACTTCCTGCGCTCCTCTCCCCGGAACGGCGTCAGCGCGGTCATTACGAACCCGCTTTACGCTTCGGCACGCGAGTTCATCGAGCGCGCTTTGCAATTCGATGCCGTCCGCATCACTGCCGTGTTGCTGCGCACCGATTTCGATCACGCTGCCACACGAGCGCATCTGTTCGCGGGCTGCCCGGCCTTCGCGAAGAAGATCGTGCTCACGAAGCGCATCCGATGGTTTGAGGATTCCACCGGATCACCGTCTTTCAATCATGCTTGGTTCATGTGGGACCGCGCGCATCGTGGTTCACCGAAGCTGGCATATTAGCCGAGCATCACCGCGGCCACGGCCGCCAACACGGAGAACTGAAATGCAACGAAACGAGAGCACGGCCGCCGAGAAGCTGGCGATGGAGATCGTGGAGCTGCGCGAGGACGTCGACGAGCTGCAGCGCCGACTCGACGGCCGCCCGCCGTACAGCTTGGAGTATATGCGTCATGAGCGGGCGCAGCGCTGGAAGCAGGTGCTCGCCATCGTCGAGGCCGCGCTCGGCGAGCGGGGCCGCGGATGACGACACCGACCGACCAGGACGTCATCGCGGCGATCGCCGAGCAGATTAACGCCGATTTGGACAAGCACCTCTTCGGTCGCCGGGCGCGAGTGTTCCTTCAACAGAAGCTCCGGCGCCTGGAGCAGGTCTACGGAGTCAAGGCCGTCAAGGCGGGACTGCGTCTGCAACGACGTGAGGCGGCGGAGCAGTATCGCGAGCTTGTGCGCAGCAATCGTGAGCTTCGTGAGCGTGAGCGTCACCAGAAATCCAAGGGCGGCGTGAAGGTGAAGCTGTATGACTAAGCCATTGAAAACATTGGGGTCCTGGTCCGCGAAAAATGGGGTAGTCGGAGGACGCCCCCGCGCGCCTTAGTTCCAGTGAGTGGCGAAAACTTGAGCGTCAACTTGAAGGGGTGACGACATTGCCGAACGGCCGCAAAGCTGACGATGAGGTGGTGACGAAGAAGCGCTTCGCCACGTTGGCGAACGTCACGCCGTCGTGCGTGTCGCACTGGCTGAAGGAGGGCAAGATCTCCGGCGAGGCTATCGTCGGCCGTGGGCACAGGGCCCGCATTCGCGTCAGAGCGGCCATGCCGCAGCTTCGGCGCAACCTCGACGTAGTCCAGCACCTCGGCGCCAACGGGCGCGCCAGCGTCGACGGCAACGGCGCTGCGGTGGCTCCTACGGTCGAGCCTACGATCGAGGACAGCATCAAGTCCGAGCGCCTTCGGCAGCTCGCACTTTCGAATGCGAAGGCCGCCGCTGAGGCCGCGGCGCAGTCGGGTCGGTATGTGCTCGCCGCCGACGCGCGGCAAGAGATGGGCCGGGTTGCCGCGCGGCTGATGGCGGCGTTCGAGTCGAGCTTCCTTGAATTTGCAAACGCGATCATGGCGAGCCCGCCGGCGACGGCGAGGGACGCGCTGAGAACACTGCGGAGCACGTGGCGCTCGATCCGTATGAGGCAAGCGAAGGTGGTGGGTGACGAAGCGGCCGCACTGCCGCTGTTGCTGGATGACGATGACGATGAGGGGAAAGATGCTGATAGCGAACGCACAGCGCTTAGCTCTTGAGACCACCGCGGCTGCACTGGAGCCGCCGCCGGCGGTCGATCTGCTGGCGTGGGCGGAGCGGAACGTCGTGTTCGACGACGGTCCGTTCCCGGGCCCGTACAGCCGGCAGCTCTTCCCGTTCTTCGACGAGGTGTTGAAGGCGCTCGGGCCGGAGGATCCGTGCCGCTTCGTCACGCTATGCGCCAGTGCGCAGGTCGGAAAGACGGCGTTGGCGACGATCTTCACGCTCGGCACGTTGTCGGTCTCGCGCGGTTCCTTCCTGTACGTCCACCCGACATCGGACAACGCCTTGAGATGGTCGAAGATGAAGCTCGCGCCGGCGATGAAGGCAATCGGCGTTGTCCGCGAGCAGTTTCCGCAGAAGTCAAACGATACGCTGAGTGCGATCCTCTACAAGGAAAGGAAGGACGGTCTCGCGCGCTTGTTGATCACCGGCGCCAACTCGCCGGCGTCGCTGTCGCAGGTTACGATCAACAATCAGGTACAGGACGACCTGAGCAAATATGAGCCCAACAATATGGGCGACCCGGAACTGATGGCTGACAGCCGCAGCCGCGCGATCGGCGACGCCAAAGTTTTCAAAATCAGCACGCCGCTGGTCGTGCCGGGCTGTCGCATCACCGGCAACTACATGGCCGGCTCGCAGGAGCAGCCGTTCGTGCCATGCCCGCATTGCGGCACGATGCAAATCCTCGAATGGGAGAACATGCTCGGGAATCTCGACCCGGCCGATCCCGATGACGCGCACTTCACATGCGGCGCCTGCGGAAGCGTCATCGAGGAGCACCATCGGCCTTCGATGCTTGCGGGTTTCGAGTGGCGTGCGGCCAATCCCGCGGCCGCTAAGGAGCATCGATCGTTCCAGATTTGGAGTGCGTACAGCTATTTGCAGAGCTGGAGTCAGGTTGCGCGCGAATGGCTGAAGGCGAAAGGTGATCCGGCCGGCGAGAAGACGTTCTACAACGATGCTCTCGGCAAGGCTTATGAGACCCGCGGCGATGGTCGACCTTGGGAGGAGCCTCGCGATCGCGCGCTGAAGAGCCATTACAGCCGCGGCGAAGTGCCGAAGGGTTGTTTGCTGCTGTTTCTCGGTGTGGATTGTCAGCTCGATCGGTGTGAATGGGTGCTGATCGGCTGCGGCGAGCGCTACCGCCGTTTCGTCGTGGACGTCGGCACGGTCGGCAAACATATCTCCGAGCCGGACGCGCAAAGGCACCTTGATCAATTGCTCGATCGCGCGTGGATCAACAGCGTCGGCCGACCAATGAGCATCACGCTTGCGGCGGTCGACGCCAACTATGCGACCGACGATGTGCTCTCCTATGCGCGGCGACATCCGACTTCCAAGTTAATCGCGGTGCGCGGTGTGCATGGTGACGCCGCGCCGCGTATCTCGCGGATCCAACGAGAGCGCGACGAGAAGCGCGGCACGTTGGTGAAATACAGCCGTCGGTTCTTCAACGTCGGCGTCAACGTGTTCAAGCTCAGCTTGTACAAGGATCTGGCCAAGGACGATTCCGCACTGCCGGGTTTCATCAGTTTCCCGCGCGATCTGCCGGATAGGTTCTATCAAGAACTTGTTTCTGAGACGCGCGTTGCTCACCGGCGCATGGGTCAGGTGGTCTGGAAGTGGGAGAAGCCGGACCGGCAGGCGAATGAATGCTTGGACTGCACCATCTATGCGAGCGCCGCCGCGATCAAACACGGCGTGAACTGGATCAGCGATACCGGCTGGCGAAGGCTCGAGGCTGAGCTTGAAACGCCAATACCGCCGTCGGGCAGCTTGCTTCCGAGTCAGCGTGAGAAGGACGGCAAGCGGATAGTGCGGATCGTCGAGCAATTGCCAAAATAAGGGAACGACAACATGGGCAAGGTTCAGATTTTCAAGGTCGAGTTGCGTGACCACGCATCGGGCGCATCCCTGACGCTCGCCGCCGGCCGCGAGCTGAACGGCGATCACTTCCTCGATCTCGGCGAGTTCGTTTTGCCGTTGCTCCAGGAACAAGCTGAGGCTTTCGCTCGTGCGGTCGCGCGACTGGCATGGCGCCGGCAGCGGGCGACGCCGAGGCCGGGAGCGGTCTGGAAACGCCTCGTCGGCGACGGTGTCGGTCCGCCCTCCCGGCTTGAAGTTGGAATCACTGACGAAGGTCGCCTGTATGTCGAGGCGGCCGGTGTGAAAATAGTCTGCGATGACGGGCAAGGCGATTTGCTGCTCGCCGTGCTGGAGCGCTTCGCCGAAGACGTCGCGTCGGTCCAGCAGCAAGCCGACACCGAGCCGCACCATCTCGACATGGCCCCAGGACTGCGCTCCGGCTTCGGTTTGCCGCGATGGGCTGATGACACGAAATGGCGATGACCATCACGCCGCGCCCGCGCCCGCCGTCGATCCACACGATCGTGGTCGGCGGCCGGCGCATCGTCGTCGTCAAAACCAAGATGTCTCCAAAGCTGGATCGATGTTTTCGGTCGCGTGTCTCGCCTGTCCCGAAGGTGAAGGGGGACCGGCGATGACGACGGCACCGCAACGCCTTGGCGAGAGGCCGACCCTACGCGAGGATTTGGATCGCGCGCTCGACCTGATCGCCGCGCTCACCGAGCGCGTCGCTGTGCTCGAGTCGGCGCGTGACGTTGACGAGCAGATCGATGGCGCTGCGCCTGCGGCGTTGCCGCCAAGCTGGAAGCCATTGAAGCAGGCGGCGGCGGAAACGGGCTACAGCGCGTCGGGTCTGCGCAAGATCAGGGCGCCGCAGTGGTGGAAATATGTAGCGGGCAGAGTGTGGGTCGACACGGCTACTTGTCCACGCAAAGCGTCGGTGTGAACGCACACTTCGCTCGCACTTTTCCGGTGCTATTCGTGACGGTGACGATTCGATTCGGGGATTGAGGAAAGCCAGATGTTCAAGACTAATCCGTTCGCCGGCATTACGCCCTTCCGTGGCGGCAATGGCAGCGTGCCTAGCATCGGCGGGGCGCCGTCGCTCGCTGCCGCGCTCGCCGCGGTCACCCGAGCCGAGGACGCGC